CGGCTTTGCGAGTTTGCACTGATGTTTGTCCCAGTGGACATCGCCACGATCCCAAAACCAGAATTGGCTTGCGAGTTTGTTGCGCCAGTGCTGACGCCAAATGCAAGGTTTCCAGTCAATGAGGTCGTCCCCATAAACTGCTCGAAGAACTCCACGTAAGCCCCCGGCGTCGGCACGTTTGCCAGTGCTGTGGTCAGCCCGTCAATCTTGCTTTGCGCAATAGCCGCATTGGCGTCCACGTCGGCGTCCACCAGCAGGCTTGCAGGTGATTGCAGCACGCCAGCCACGTTTTTCCAAAGCCCCGTCCCGCCAACGAGCGGGAGGCTGGTGTGGACGTGCGACGGTGTGTCGTCGCCAAACTCGCCAGTCACGCTGTGATTATTGCCGGTCGCGTAGGCCTCGAGTGTGACGTAAATCCGATCCGTCAACGTCATCGTGGTTTCAGGCACCAAAACCGTGAGGCTGACAAGCGCAGATGTCTCGCCAATCGTCACCGCTGCCGAGGTCGCGCGCAGTGTTGGCGCGTCGGTGCCGTTGTAGGTGTAAACCTTAGCCCGCACGCTGTTGCTGTGGTTGTTGTCAGCGGTGCCGTACATCCACACATTGAAATCCCACAAACCTGCTGGGATGTCGGACACGCTTGGATCCTGCGGCGTGGACTCGGTGACAAAGCCAGCAAACTGCGTCCACGTCGTCGGCGTCAGACTGCCGGTTGTTGCGGTTGTCTGCGCTGCGTCTGCACTGCGACCGAGCTGCTTGGGAGTGCCGGGCAGATTGGTGGTCGGTGCGTCGGCGTCGGTGCCTTGGTTTAGGTAATAGGTCAGCCCGTTTGCACCACCGCCACCGCCGCCAGTTGAGGCTGGCGTCCACGCCGTGCCTGACCATACCAGCGTCTGTCCGTTGGTCGGTGCCGTTGCTGCCACTGGCTGGCCTTTGAGTTTGTCCACACTCGTCGTGTGCAGCCCGCCGGACACGTCGCCGGTCAAAATTGGAGAGTTGAGCGGCATAAATTATTGGTAAAGAGGAAGAAAATATCCAGTGCCATTGATTGTAATCGTCAACCAATCTACAACAGTGGTTGCGTCTGTAGGCGCATTTGTTGTTGCATTAGCGCAAGAAATGGATAGTTCGCCAATAGATTCAGCCCCGCTACCTATTGCTATCCCGCCGTAATTAGCCTTTGCAAAAGGTCCAATGGATATGGATGCCAAACCTCCAATGTCATTTGGAGATGCTTCCGCAGTTTGACCAATAGCAACACCGTTGTTGTAAGATTTTGAACTGTAACCAATACTGACGGATTTTATGTCTGTTGCAACGCCTGCCCCTATAGCAACGCTGTCAATTGTCCCGCTTGGATTTCGCCCAAACAATGTGTTGTTATTTGGCCTCCACACCTCAGCATTGGCGTCCCATTGCAACAATTCGTTATTTGTTGGCTCAAAAGGATGAGCCAATGAAAAGCCTCCAATTTCACTCGTGAAACTTGGCATCCATTGGTCATTTAACCAAGTGAGGCTCATTCGGTCATCTGGAGGGGAATCCAAAATTGGACGTCCTTGCAGCGATGTCGCATTTGCACCCTCGCCACCAGAGCCTGCAACGATTGCGCGGATGGAGATCAACTCACCGTCCACGGGAGCCTCCACAAACGTGATGGTCCCGCCTGCGGTGGACGAGATCGAATACTTGCTGGGCGGCTGGTCGATGCCGCCAACGCTCACGATGTACCCGCCGTCTGCCGTTCCGTTGTATCCCGAAAACGTGAACGCTACGGTAGTCCCGTCGCCCGTATGCTCGGTCACCGTCGTGCCTGCGGCCACGGGTCCGTTGAGCAGCATGACGCCGCCGTCGCCGCCTAGGTAAAGCTCGCCGTCTGCTGTGTTGACGGCGAGTTCGCCAAGTTGAAGCGACGCCGGATTGCCCGGCGCGCCGCTCCTGCGTTTTGGGATAATCGGGAAGGCCATGCTTAGTAAGTGCCTGCGGAAGCTACGGTAGCGGTGCCGTCAGATGCGATGTTGATGGAGTCAGACGATTTGACGCCACCCACGATCGTGGACGTGCCAGGGATGACTTTTGCAGCGCCTGCGGAGGAAACGTAGAGCCCGTTGGACGTGTCAGCGTCCACGCTGATGACACCAAGCTGCGTCGTGCTCGCCACGTTGAGCTGTGCGTCGGACACTTTGCCGTTTGAGTCGAGCTTAACGACCTTGCCCGGCGTCGCGGTCAACACAGCGTCAGCGGTCGCGACTGCGGAAACGTCGGCTGCGGTCAGCGTGACATCTCCGTTGGTGGGAGTCTTGCTGTTAACGGTGATGATCTCGTTCCGCGCACCGTGGATTAGATCCCACTTCGGATTTGTCGTCGCCCCGTTCCACGCGATGATGTCTCCAGCGAGCACCTGCGTGATGTTGTTGCCAAGCCCGCCAACGGTCCCAGAGTTTGCGGCCACATAATAATCGCCCTTCGCTGGCGCAACCCCGTCCACAGTTGTAGCGGTGATGACCGGCGAGCTGTTGACCGTCCAGGCTCCTTTGTAAGTCAAGGCACCAACCGAAGCGGCAGGAAGAAACCCCGACGGGATTTTGCCATCCGAGCCGGTCAGCGGGATCTTGTTTTCCGCGCCCGCTGTCTGCGTCGCGTCCACAATCTGGCTGTATTTCAGCCCGGAGATTTGCGCCTCTGCGATGATCCCCCCGCTTGTAAGTTTTACGACCTTGCCAGCGGTCGCAGTCTCAACCGCGTCGGTGGACAGGATGCGATCCCAGCCGACTTCAACCACCTCGTCGCCGTTAGCCTTGAGGAAGGTTTTCTTGGACTGCGTGTTGACGGCCAACTCACCGAGGAGCAAATCGCTTGCTCCGGGAGGAGTTGCACTGCCTGCGGTGGAATTGCGTTTTGGTTGGATTGGAAATGCCATGGTCGTGAATTAGTAGGTGCCTGCGGTAAAAGTGACTGGCACCCAACTGGTGCCGTTGAATTGAAAAATTTGGTTGGCGGTCGGATCGGTGCCGGAAACCGGCTGGCCTTGAATGCCGACGACGGTCGCCACTGTCTCAGTCTCGCCAGCCGCCAGCGAGAGATCGCCGCTAATGCTGGTAAAGTCCCCAGGCGGGCCTTGCGGGCCTTGTGGCCCTGGCTGACCCTGCACCCCGGGAGCGCCTGTCAAAAGGGTGACCACCAGCGGGCCACATGAAGAGTTGCAGCTCATGGTTAAGAGATTGTCACGCGGGCCTCAATGAGTCGCTCGTCCCAGTTATCGGGACGCTGCACGTTGACGACCAACTGCGCACCAAACTGCACGGCCAGCGCGGCGGTTTGCGTCTGAGTCAGCCGCAGGGAAACTGTTTCCGCGTCAGGACGCACAACGGTCGGCGTTGTCAGCGATGCGCCTGCCGAGGTTTTGAAAGTCGGTGTCACCGTCCAGTCGGTTAAGTCAGCGTAGGGACTGCAAAGCCCGTTTTCCTGAAGCTGAAACGAAAAATCCCAGTCAGCGCCACGCTGTATCGTCGAGGATGTCTGGATGGCGACCATTATATCTAAGAGCGGCGGGACAAGTAATTCGCGGCCGAGTCGCAGCATCCGCTCACCTGTTGCGCGCCCTCTGGCCACGCTTTGGCTGCTACCTCATCGGATTTGCTTTGGAGCTTGCCTAGCGGGCACCGTGGAGCCTCCGCGAGTATCTCAAAGCGAGCCGTGCAGGTCGCTTGTTGCTCGCAAGCTAAGCAGGTTTTGAGCCGCTTGTCCAGAATCCAGCGCGGAATCATGCCATGGACACGGTTGCAGACAGCGTGATTGTAAAGCTGTTTGTTAGCGTGTTGCCCTCGGGGTCCGTGTACGTGTCCTCAATCACGGTTTGGTTACCGTCCACAAAATTGTCAACGCCAAGCACGATGGTTTTGACGTCCTGCCCAGCCTCGCCGGTCGTGGAAAGGCTAAAAGATGCCCCATTAACTCCTGAAAATCGCTGCGTTAGCCAATCGCGAGTGTTGCGGTGGAATCTGCTGTAAGCGTCGCCAAAATCGTAAAGCAACGGCCTTGCCACGATGTTGTTAGCAACGCCATTTAGAGGACTGCCCCACCGAAATATGAGAGCTTCACTTTCTGTTTCTTGCCCTTCGGGGGTGTAGTCGTAAGTTGGCGTTGATGAATCGTCTACGGGAATGTTGCCGTAAACAAACGGCTTTTGATTATGTTGAGCCTCAAGCAATGTGTCGTAACGACCAGTTCCGCCATAGCCAATGTTGTACCAAAGCTCTCGAGGGTCGTTTTCAGGCTCGTAAACGTAGGGGGCAGTTACCAAAGAGCTCCACGTCTGGCCGTTAAACATCAAGCCGCTGCCCGCGATGAAAGCAAAAATACCGTCGATGTAGTCCGCTGCATCTTCGATGAAATAGTCAGCGGTTGGAATCATTACCGTACCCGCCAAAACAAGTTCGCCATCGGCAAGCCCCCCAGACTCTAAATATGGGGCAGAATTTGGCGTCCAAAAGTACGTGCGGTCAGGTTTTGGAAAGCGTTGTTGTGAAACCACCCGCCACTGCGTATTTGCGCCAGTGCCCACGGTAGTGACTTGGTCGCCTGGGTAAACTCTGCTCAGCCCATCAATAGGCGGATCAATGTTGATCGGGTCATCAATCCCAGCGTCTTCCGGCTGCGCGACGGTGTAATAACCACGCTGGACCAAGGTTTCGCCCGCGTACCCGCCAGAAGCTAAAATTGGCAACGTGTTGACGATCCACGGGCCGCGATTTTCAAAGTTTAGCAACGACGGAGCAATAACTGGCAACTGGCCTGTCGGAATGTTTCCAGACGTGCCGCCGGTGCTGCCGGGAAAAATGCCGAACTCTTGGAACATTTTTTCGAAACCATATGGCACTCCGCACGTTTCCTCTTTAACCGTTAGCTCATCAACAAAATCGCCCTGCAATACTCTGCCCTCAATCGTCCAATTTACAGGCACGCCAAATTCGCCGCTAAATGGCGAAAACTGCCCAGATCCGCTGGCACACGTTTCTGATCTCCGTAATTGCTTCGGCTTCAGTGTCCACAATCACCGTGGCGATGAGGTTATACTGAGTGGTGTCCGTATTTTCCATCAGGTTGCTTTCGACCGAAAAACTGATTCCCGTTGGTAGCAGCGTCTCAGTGTCAAAAATGATTTTGCTATAGACGAAGCAGTTTGCGCTCACCTCCATGACTAACGGCGGGTCGTTGTCTGGAAACATGCCAGTCGGGAGCCTTTGCCAAATCAGCCCCCAAGCAACCTGCACCTTTAAGCCCTGCTCATCGGATGCGTCTGTCACCTCAAACGGACACGGAATTGTTGAGCCTCCACCGCCGCCGGTTGATGCGCGCTGAGGCGGAGTGATAACGATGGATGTGCCGCCCGAGGACTCTTTGAGCAAGTACCCAACGCCTGGGCGAAGGCGCACCTGTTTGATGGCAGCGTTCAGCCGCTGAATGTGCTCGGCGAGGATCGCCATGCCTGCTTTGACGTCGGGAAGATCCATTTTTTAGGGTCCGTAAATGTAGCTATCCCATTTGCCTGGCTTCGATGTCAGCCATTCCCTGCTCACTCGAAAGGTGCTGCCCTCCTGCACACAGGTTGCGCCGGTGAACAAAAAGTTGACTTGGTTGGAAAACGTAAACGGACAACCTGAGATGTCGTTTGAAGCGTAGCCCACCCCTCCCAAATTTGGAGGAACAACAAACACTTTTTGATGTCTCACGACTATTCTGGGAGTCAAATAATCCACCTCGCCGCGATTAAACCGCAGCAAAAGCTGCTGGACGTAGTTGTTTGAAGAGTTGGCTGGAAACCCACTTGGATAAGTGTCTGTGCCGGGTTCTTTTCCAGCTTTCCATGCTGTCCACTGACCCATTTCTTGAGCACTTATTCCTGCACGGAAAAGAAGAAAAGTCTCGATTGGCTCAGTGATGGTTGAAATATCCAAACTCCAAATGTCTGGGTAAACCTGCCCACCGCCACCGCCGCCGGGATCAGGAACCTCTTCGGTAAAAGTCTCCGTGAGCGTATACACCCCGTCCTCCTGCGTGAGCGTGTAGCTTGTTGCGCCAGTGTCTGGCGTCATGCTGGCAAAGTCCTGATACACATTGGTCAGGTATTTGTTCCCACGGGCATCCTTGCCCGTTTCCGTGCGAATTAGAGTGCTCATTGGTAAATTGCGCCAGTCGTTGAAGATGCGGGTTGCAGCTTGTTTAGTTTTTCAACCATTCGAGCGGTGTTATCTGCCGTGCGTTGCTGCGCCTGTAGCTGTTGACGCGCGACATCAACTCCGCTGATTCGTGAGCCTGTAATGTCTCCGCCGATCTTTGCCATGCTGGAAACGATTGCGCCGATTGGCTGGGCGACTGTATTTGTCGGCTTTGTCAGTTCCTGTTTTGTTACCTCAGGTGTTGCAAATTTCTTGCGAATCTCGTCAGCGGTTTGCGTTGCGGTTTTGCGAGAGCGCGCCTCGATCTCCTCGTTACGCTTGCGGGCCTCGTCTGCCGCAACCTGCTCAGCTTGAGAAATGCCAAGCGTTGCGCCTAGGTCTATGCCGCCACCGCCAGTAAACATCCCTTTGAGCGCCGCAGCCGCCTCCTTGCTGGCCTTTGCGCCTTGGTTGGCAAGCGCCAGTACCGTTTCGGGAGAGATGGCGCGTTGCAAAAAGTCTGAGCTATTCCGCAAAGATTGCAGCATTGACGCTGCGCCCTTTTGCAGGATGCCAACAAACGATGTCGCAGCCGCCTCCATCCCGGTGCGCATCTGCGCGATAATTGATGGGATGTCCAAATACTCTTTGAATTTTGTAAATGCCGCAGAAATTGATGCCGTAGCGCCAGTCAATAACGCGCGGAAATCTGCGGCTGCAATCGTCAGTCCGTTTTTAATGTAGGCGATGGCGTCGCCTGACATGATCGCCTCAGCAATGGCGGCAGCACCTGCGCCAAGCTGCATTCCCACACCAGCGAGGTCCATGTTTACGAGCGACTCCACCAGCTTTGCCAACGGTTCCAGCGCGGGAGAAAACTGCCGAATGGCTGCGGCCAGATTCATGCCGCCGGTCGAACTGGCCTCCATGATTTTAAGGACAGTGGGAGCCACGCCTGCAGCAATCCCCGTAAACAGCCCTTGCAGCTTGCCTTTCACGGCAACGGCCAAGCTGTTGAGCGACGAGCCTTGCGCGCCCATCACTTGCATGATCCGCGCAAACACTCCCGCGTTTGCCTGCATGATCTGCGCCTGTGAACCCATCGCAGCGGCTGCGCTGTTGAGATTCTTGGGATTCAGCGCCGCGATCATTTTTACCCCTTCCTCGCCAAACGCAGCCACGGCAGCGTGCGCTTGCTTTGTAGGGTGTTCAATTTTGCGGATAGCCTCAGCAACCAAAACCATGCGTTGAGCCACGCTAAGCTTGGCAAGGTTGTCCATTTTGAGCCCAGCATCCTTAAGAATGCCAACGAGCGGGCCAGTGTTGTTTGCAGCGTCTCTTAGTCCCTGGTTAAACTTTTGCGTGCTCGGAGCAACTTCGTCAGCTTTTCCTCCAACCTCTTCCAGGCTGCGCCCAAGGATGCCGATACTTTTGACGGCCAATCCCACGTAATGGCTGGTGTCCACCATCACAGCGCCAATTTCAATCGTTGACTGCACTCCCTTGTACACACTTACGGCCAACGCACCCAACGTCGCAGCAAGCCCCACAGCGGCCACTTGTAGCCGTGCCATGCCGTTGCCCTCGTCCACCTTGCCGGACTCATTGCGGAGGCTATTGAGTCCCTGCTTGGCAAGGTCCATGCCCGCGAGGAACCCGCGAACGTCCAGTGCTAGTTGTGCGGTTGCGCTCATTTGTCGATAACCTCCTGCATTGCTTTCTCTGCGGCTTTGGCAGCGCGGCGCTCCATGCGTTTTGCCACGATCTCGCCCGCCGCGTTGATGCGCCGCTGCATCCCAGGAATGCCGCCGGCGTAGTTGACCTGGTTGGCTGCGCGGATGTCTAGGCGCGACGACGTGCGCTCGACGGCCACGGTGCCGCGTCCACCTTTGCCGGATACCCAACTCGGTGATGGCACCTTAAAGCGAGCCGCTGCCGCGTTCCAACCGCTCAAAAGATAGCCAACGCGCGCGTGTAACTGCTTGTGGATGTTTTCCAGTCCCGTCGTGTCGATCTCCATTTTGACGCGGCCTACGAACCGCCCGTTGCGACGTTGCCGCTCGTACCAACTCATGGGGTCGTTGTCGGCTGCACTTAGGATCTCCTTTTTTGCCCGCTGCACCGCAGCACGGCCAAGCGTGCGAGCGGTTGCGCCGCTTGTCACACGGGCAATCTGACGAGCGACTTTGCGACTGGCGCGGGCAGTCAGCTTGCCTCCTACAACCGTGGACGCTACGCCTTTTGCTGCGACAACAAACGCGCGCCCGAGGTCCACATTGATTGCGGCTTTGCCTCGGCTCAAATCCACCGATCCGACAACCCGCGCACCTTTGGCTGGCGGGGTCAGCCCCTGCACCGTGGTCAGGTACTCTGCGAATGAAAGCGCCATGAGTTCGGGCAACGCAAGCCCGCCGGTTGCTACGCCCTCGGCAATTCGTGCCAAGGTAGCCGCACCCCATTCAGCCTGCGCTTCATTCAGTTTCAGGGAGATCATTTTCGCAAAATGCCAACAGCCTAGAGAGCTGCTCGGTCGGTGCCGGTCCTTGTCGCACGGTCCACGCACCGGCTGCCCAGAGTGCCGCGTGGTAATACGCCAGCGCGCGATGCATGGGAAGGTCTAGGATTGCGTCTTCGGTCCATCCTGTTTTATCGGCCAACGTGAGTATCAAAGCGGCTTCCCACGTCGGCCCTACGAGTTTCCCGGCGCGTCTTTATCCTCTCCTCCTGGGCGCGGGACAACCTCCACGGCCTGCGATTTGATTTCGGCGGCCACGCGGTTGATCTCGGCCACCAACTGCGGCAGTGCGGCCAGCGGCAAAGAGTCGGCAAAGTCGTGGATTGCGTCCCACGCAGTGCCTGCGTCAATGGCCTTGCGCACCACCGGCACCGGCTGCGACCGCTCCCACGCGAGCGCGAGGATTTGCTCCTCGATTTGCAGCGGCGTCAGTTCCGCGCCTTCCGTTTCCGTGAAAAGCGTCAACCCAAGTGCCATGCAGTTCAACCTGCTGCGCAGCGAAAACGGACGCAGCTTGATGCCCTCAATTTCAATCTGTCCGGCAAGGAAGCTCATAGCGCGGCAAGCAGTTTGGCTTTTTTGTCCTCAGGAAGATCCGGGTGGATGACAGCAACACGCTTGCCCTTGCGGATAAGCGCGCACGGCTTTTGCGTCTGCAACCAGGTCTTGAGCTGGACCGTGTAATCGCGCTGCGCCCGTTGAATCGTGATCCAGTGTAGCGGATTGGCTGCGCGCCATTCTTCGGATAGCCAGCGACGCCGGAACTCCTCAAACGTGACTTGCTCGTCGCCGATTGTGGCGAGGACGTCGCCTTTCACGCTCCAAACCACCTGGCGTTTAATGCCGTCGGCGGTTTCCTCCACGGTGTCGTGAAAGTTCTCCTCGTCGAGCAGTTGCCCCCCGACCGCAAGCCACGCGCCGATGAGATCGGTGTTCGGTGACTTGAGCGGAGGCAAATTGTCGCGGATGTAGTCAATCCGCATTCCAGATTTTAGGTGTGACATAATCGGATGCGCCGTGGCGCGTTAGGTTGCCGCAGGATACGCGACGCCGTCGTAACTGAAAGCGTTCCAGTCCTCGTTAGTCTGGCTTTCGGTGATCTTGGTGATGATGACTTTGCCGGTGACGCCATCAGGCTCGCCCGCACTGCCGCCAATCGTGACGGTTGGCAAATCGCCTTTGCCTTTAACGGAAAACGAAAACTGGGTGTCAACGATGCGCGCAGCGGAATGCGTGCCGTCAGCTTTAATGAGTTCCTTGGTTTCGCCCGCAAGCGTAACGTCCACGGCTTCGACCAAAGTCCCAGTGATTGAGGAAATTCCAAAAGTAGCCATATGCTTATTCAAAGAGAGTTCCAACGGTTTCCTGCGTCGCGAAATCGTCGTTGGTTTCGCTGTATTTGGACGACGTAATGGTCAGGCTCGAAAAGTCGGCGACCGAAATAGACGAGAGCCCGGTTTCGCCTTTTGACCGCACCGTGACCGTGGTTTTGGTGCGTGGTTTAGCCTGCGCGACTACCACGCGGCCCGTGGTTCCTTTGATAGTTGCAGTCTCCACTTCCACAGTCCTTTCAGAGCTTTGGGTAAAACTGCCGGTGGGTGGCGTGATGCCGTAGGTTGAGGTAACTCCAAACGTAGCCATATGCTTTAAGGTTGCGGGCCGTAGCCCAGGGTAAACTGAAGGTTGGTGATCCAGTGCCGCTCCGTGTTTTGCGCCTCCGAGGAAGTCGCAACCACGCCGTAAATCTGAATGGCAGAGCCGCTGCCGGTGACGCCCTTAATGGCGTTTGTCACCTCCTGCACAAGCTCGATATGCTCGGCCACCGTGGAGTCGTCAGCCTGGCTCATAACGGCAACGGTCAGCGCGCCACGTTGCAGCGGTCCTCCCACCAGTGCGTCGCCTCGAATGTCGAGCAGGATGCACGGCATCGTGATTGACTCACCGTCGTGCGGAAGCCCGATGTACGTCCCCGGGAAGTCCGGCGCGATCTCATCGCGGATCACTTCGCAGGTGAGCAGGTCGATCATCGCGAGACATCCTCCAAGTACAGCGTCCACGAAATCGGATCTTCCGCAATGTCGCCAATCCTGCGCTCTGTGCCGTTCACACTGATTTTGGTGCCTTTGACCGGCTGCGGGAAACCGGCCTTTGCCATGCGCACGGATCCCGCGAAATGCGACTCAAAGCCACCGATTGCAAGTGTCTGGCTTTCGCGCTCACTCGCGACGGAAAACACGGTCACGCCCTGGTACGTGACACTGTCGGCCTGCATGTAGCCGAGTGCGTCGTCCATTGCGGTTGCGGTTATGTCGCGCCAGTCTGACATTTAGATGAGGCTTTCCTTGTTGCGCTTAGGCGCTGGACGCGGAGCTGGCTGCACGTTTTGAACGACAAGTGGACGCCCTTTTTTGCGGTCTGGGCGGTTGAGGACATGAAGCGAAATCTCTCCTTTGTCGGGACTTAGTGCGCGAAACTCGCGGACGGCGGAATCGTAATCGGTGAAACTGGCAAGAATCTCCTGCCCTTGAAGGATAATCGTGATTGGCTTGGACATAATCGGATGCGCAAAGGGGCGGGCAGGGATTAGCCCACCCGCCCCTTAATTTGGGAGGACTACTCGGCAACGATGCGAATGCCCATCTCGGTACGACCAGCCTGCACGCCGTACAGCACGCCCATCACGTAGTTCAAAGAACCACCGAGGTTGTCGTAAAAACGGCGGAATTGGATCGGCAGGTTTAACCCAGGCACAACCACGTCAGCCACTTCGGTGCCCATCTGCTGAGCGCCAGAAGCGTCAACGCGGCGAGCAGCCATAAGCAGCGCGGATTTGTGAAACGCGAAGCCACCCAAGCCCTGACCGTTTGCGTCAGCAAGGTCAGACTCGTAAACGTCAAACCCAGCAACGCGGGGAATGAAGCCTTCGGTCTTTTCGCGGATGAAACCGGGAAACTCCGCAGTGTTAAGGCTCTTCACCAAGCTCGCAAAGTAGGTTGGGTTGAGCACAACAGCTCGGCCCATCTGAGGAGCACCAGCAGCGTTCAGCGTGGCGCGGAGATCAGCAAGATCGTCGCGGTTGAAGTTTCCGGCGTTGATGCCGACACTGTTGAAATTGCTGGAGGTAACCAGATTCCACAGGTCAGAAAACACCTTTGCGCCGGTCGCTTGCATGGCGGGTTCAACGAAAAGCTGATTGAGGTCAATCGCGGATTTGGAACGCTCTAAATCGGTGAACCCGTAGGGGAACCCGTAGAAGTTGGAAAGCGTGATCGTTTTGGCAACCGTTTCAACGCCCTGGGGGCTGTACCCGCTGGACAAATCCACCGCAGTCGGGCGGACAGGGTAGCGGGTTGTTACGGAAGCGCCTGCGGCAGAGATGTCGGAAGAGAAATCTACCGTTATGCCGTTCAGCGGAGCAAATAGATGCTGAAGCGCGGGGAGGCTTTCCTGAGCGATGGCAGCGAGGTTCACCCCCGCGATGGTATTGGACATAATGTTATGTGTGTGTGGGGTTTAACTAGCTGAGTTTTAAGACAGCTTTGTGCTGTGCGTAAAATGCGTTGCGAGCCTCGATTGGCAGGCTGTTGTATTCAGCCCAAAGCTCGGAAACCGTTTTAGTGGCGGTGATTTGCTCGGAGACGATGGCAACGGGAGCCACGCCCAGATTCGCCACGATGGCGTTCGCTTTTGCCGCAGCGTCAGCCTCGGAGGCTTTCATTGCGTCCAGCGCCGCAGCGAGGTCGCGGTTGTTTGCGTTGGCGAGGTCCAGTGCAGCGGATAGTTCTGCGCTGCGGGCCTTCAATGCTTCAAAGTTGGCGACAACTGCCGAGTGCTCGGCGGTCAGCGCGTTAAGCGCGGCGAGATCTGCCTGTGCGGCAGACAACGCGGCCAGCGCGTCGGTCAGGGTCGATGGATGATCCATATACCACTACTTACCGGGACAAGAAAAACCCCTCCAAGGAACAACACTCGGAGGGGTAAAACCAAACCCAAAAACGATGAAACTACGCGCCAACCATACCAAGCAGCGCAGAATACGCAAGCTCTTGATTTCCTATCCCGTCAATCAAATTCGCGGCTTTTGCCCGAGGTGCCAAGTACGCGGCCCCCGTCATGTACTCGTCGGCCACCAGCCGGTTCCGCAGGACGTTGTCCCTGAACTGCGCGAAGCTGTCGTCAACGAGCTGCTGGAGACTGGCGCGCTGCGCGGGCGTGAGTGACGGACCCATGCCTGCGCCTTTGAGCGGTCCCGATGTGATCGGCTCCCAACGCAAACCCTCTTCCTCGTACATGGCGGATTGATCCACCCACGGAATGATCGTGCCGATGGAGCCCCAGGTGGAGCCTACGGAGCCAAACACCTTGTCGCAGCTCACGGCGATGTTGTACGCGGCACTGCAAGCGGTGTCGTCGGAGTAGGCGATGATGGGCACCTTCAAAAATTGGATCAGGTCCGTGATCTCCGAGCACCCCGAGCAACTGCCACCGGGAGAGTTGATCTCCAACAGCACACCGCGCACGTTCGCTTCCATCGCGGATTCGAGATCCTCGGCAACCCATTCGTAATCCCACACACCGCAGCACGCCTCGATTGCGCTAATCCCTTTGGCAAGCGTGCCCTCAATGCAAATATGGGCGATGCCTTGGCCGTCAATCTCCATCGGCTCGCGTTGGGACTTCATCATGCCCTCGTATTCGTCCCCGTTTGCGCGCACCAACCGCGCCTCAACGAGCTTGCGCACCGCTGCGTAGCCGCCCGGAGTAATGAGCCATGGACGGTAGAAAACCTGTTCGATGACGCGCTGAAATTTCATTCCGTAAAAGTGGTTGGCGGATTGCCGTTGGGGGTCAAAAGCCCAAACACGTCGCGAGTCAATCCGCTGCGTTCGACGCGCTTCTTGATTTCAAGTTCCTCCCGCTCCACCTCGTCTAGGTGCTCTTCGAGAGTCTTGGAGCCCGAAGCAAGAATGTCGGTCATGCTGCGCATCCCGGCGCGGTAAGCCTCGATTGCGTCACGGGAAGCGTAGCCGCTGTCGGCAGTCAGGCGGGCGGGTTCGGTGAACCTAAATTGATACGCACCGCCCCGATCCCGATCGGTTCCCCGATACTCCGGCAACATCCCGAGTTCGACAAATTTGGCGACCGCGAACGCGCACCGGCGTTTACAGAATGCAGCGAGGTAAGCGTGACGCTCGGAAGTAATGCGGTTGACCTGCTCCAGCACGATGCGGGCGGAGGCGCCGCCCAGCTTGCTCATGTCCCAGCCAAACTCCGGCGGCCATTGCGCCGCGAGCAGAGCGTTGCGGATGAGTCGCTCCTGCAAGCGGTCCTGAGCTTCCGTCGGTATCTTGGCGTCGATCTGTTCGATGGCTTCCCCGGCGTTGGCTTGCAAATACTCAATCCGCCCTCCAGCCATTGGCGTGATCCGTAGCCCAGGCGCACAATTTGGAATGACGTTGTCAGACAACGCTTGGTAAGCATCGCTGGCGTCAGCCATGCCTTGCTGATTGGTCACCAGCAGTCCGATTTTCGCGGCCATGCGGGACGCAGACTGAATGTCGTCGCCGAGGTCTTTGAGGCTTAACAAATCCCGAATCGCCGGTGCGAATGCCGAAATACCGCGTACCTGGTCCACCTCGCGCGGGTCCATTGTCAACATGCAGGATTGCACCGGAATGTCTCTGTCTTCTGATCCATCCAGAGCTTCTCCGAGCACGCGGTAGGCCACAGCGCGGTTGGTGCGCGAGAGAATGACGCCGTTGTAAATTCGCAGGCCACGGTAACGGCCAGACTGAAGGATGCCGTCATCAATTCGGCTGCCGATTTGGTGCCACGGAACCTGTTGGAGTTGCGGGTAGCCGCTCGCGGCAGTCGTTAGGATCGTGAGTAAGTCACCTTCGCGGTCAATCGCTGTGGACTCAAGCCGCAGTCCTTCCCACCAACTTTTGCCGTCGAGGTACGCAATCTGGAACCAGTCCAGAAGCATCGCCTCGGCCTGTTTGCCCCATTCCTTGTCTGCGCCTGTAAATATGGGACGCATCGCCATCCCAACGGATAGCATAGATTTTTGATCTATCGCGCTGTTGACGAGCCCGTTGTTCCAGTAAAGTTTGCGCGCCGCAGAATTAAGCGTTCGCCACTCTGAAACATTCAACTCTTTGGAGATGCTTTGAGTGTGCGTCCTCCAATACGGTTCACCCCAAACGCCGCCTTCAATGAGTCGTTGCCGACGGTAAGAGTCGTAAGCAGCTTGAGGTTTGGGAGTTCCAAACCCGGCCAGCTTTTTTAGTCGATCAAAAAGGCTCATACAAAAAACGCCTGTGTACGCCGCACCGGCGCGGAAATGCCTGCGGCTTTGTAGTTTAACGCCATCTGCGCCAGCATCATTACGTCGAGCGGGCTAAGGGTGCCGTTCACGTTGAACTGGAACGAGGCTCCGTCAATGGACGATGAAACAAGCGAGCTTTTGCCAGCGGCGACGAGGTCGAATTTCTGCGACACGATGGCGCGGAGTTCCGCAACATCCCGAGTCAGGAAAACTTGGAGGAGGAGCTTTTGGTCGGGAGCCATCTATTTACAGCCTCCGGGACAAGGAAAAACCCGCCCCACACTCATGGGACGGGTTCCTTTCCGGGCTCCACCATCGCACATTCGTCTGTGTTAATGGTTGAGCCGCCACGTTACTCTGTCGCTGTCGGCTCGTCAACCTCTGGCGCTGCGGAAACCATATCCGGCAAAATGCCAAGGATCTGCGCCGCGAGCACGTTCATCGCTTCTGCGTCCCACATGTGGTTGGGCCTGCCGGTTGCCGTCCACCGCAGCCGCGTTTTCTTGGTGCGCTTGTCGACCGTTGCCCGCTTGCGCTCGGAGTTGAGGTGCCGCACGTACTCCGGCGGAGCGTCCTGCGGAAACTCCCACACTGGAGAGCCAGTGTTCCGCAAATTGGCGAGGATGTCTTTGATAGGGTCCGACGACCAATAGAAGAACGTGACGAAGATGCGCTTACCTAAGGCATCCCGAGTGGTCGGCGCAACCACGCGATCTGGCGCGGAGTAGTAGCGGCGAATCGGTTTCCCGTCCGGGCCTTTAACGGTGAAATGGTCCTCGGCGCGGCCCACCAATGCAGTCCACCCAAATTTCGCGCACACGTCGTAAATGCGTCCATGAAACGAGTTCCCGGCATCAAGCAGCGTGCGCTTGTCGGGCACCTTGAGCCTCGTCTGAATCTCGCGAAGCTGGTCCACCGTTAGGATTTTCCCCGCCCAGAGAAGCCGCGAGTGCCCGTTCTTGAGCCACACCCGCACGATGCCCCAGTAGTGGTCCTGCTGGCAGTCCACGGTCATTACCCGTGCCGCCTCGTCGGGCATCGGCCGGCCGTCTTGCCACTCGTTCACCCAGTATTCGCTCGCTTCCAGTTCGAGCGCCGGCATTTCCTCCTCCTGCTTCCACGGCTCGGCGAGTCGCTGCATTCGGAAATCCTTGGTCGGCTGCAACACTCCGAGGTGTCGAGCGTCGGAGGCTTGGCACCACTGAATCACTAAATCCGCCCACCTGATCCAATAAACGGACTGAGCCGATACACGCCGCGAGCGGTAGCCTTCGACGTGGTCATTGCCCTCTGATCTCCACTCACTGCGCTGAGTCAGCCCCCGGCGTGCTGCGGTTGTGTCAGGAGTGACGTGCCCGCAATGCGGACATTCGTGCCGAACGGTCTTTACCAGCGCGCCCCAGTTCCACTCCCCGTTTTCGTTTTTGCACTCGTCGTATTTGATGTCAACCCACGCCGGTTTCACCCACTCGCTGCATCCGGGGCAGGAGTGGCACCACTGAAACTCTTCGCCCGATCTCCATTCCTCTGTCAGTTGGTGAGGCTCCTCGAAGCTTTGGCTGGTCAAAAGCGCGTAGCCGTTCCAACGGTCGTGGAGCCGCTTCTTAAACTGCGTGATTAGGTCGGAATACTGCCAGCACTCATCCAAAAACAGAACCTGCACGGACTTTTCTTGCGCGTTTGACGTGTTGGCACCGCCCAGCATTAACGGCATGTGAGGAAAGTAGATCCCATCCTTTTTGACATGGTGCCGGTTGCTTGGCATGAGCCCCCGCAGCGGTTCACACGCCCCAAGCACCGGCTTGAGCCGCGTTTCCATCCATTCGGCACTGGTCGCGTCGGTCTGCGTGATGGAAAGCATCGGGCCCGGCTGTTGAGCAACTGCCCAGCACACCAGCGCCTCCAGTGCGGTTGACTTGCCTGCGCCCGTGCACGCCTGGACGAAGGTCTGGCGACACGTCGGGTCGGCAAAATCGTGAATCACCGCGTTCCACCACGGCGCCGTGTGCCGGTCAAAGTGCGTCGAGCGGGAGCTGTGCGGGAAACGGACGTTGGCCTCGAGCCAGTCCAAAGGGTCTCCCGTATAAGCTAACCGCACTGCTCTTGCCGCTGCACTAAGTCGATGACGTGTGATGTTCAAAGCTGGCGCGTGCATTAAGTTTGAGGATCTCCAGTCGACTGCGAAGTTTCGGTTGGATTTCCGTTTCGGTCAGTCCTGCCAACTGCCCCGGAAGATCATTTACCAGTGCGTCGAGTTCCGCGCACCAAGTTGCAACCACGCGGATTGTCTCCTCAACCACCTGTTCAACAGGTACCAGTCGCTTTTCGTCCTCAGCAATTTTGATGTCTAGTCGGCGGACCTCGCGTTCCAGCTTTTGCTTTTTGACGCCGTTAATGTCACCGGGCGTTGCCTGCTGTTCTTTTGAGTCGCGCCACTTTTGGATTCCTTCAATGGTTGTCCACGGCAAACCCGCTTTTGCCATCGCACGTTTCCACCGCAGTGCACCTGGGCGGCTGACACCAAAATGCGCGGCCACTTGCTCGAGCGTCAAATCCGGCAGTGTTCCAGCCTCATATGCGGCCACCATTGCCTGCTCTGCGCGGCTAATAGTTTTGCCTGCCTTTAGCTTGGCTAGGATGTTTTTAACCTGAGCCTTTGAGACTTGTTCGGTGAGGCTCATTTTGCAGCGGCCATTTCGTTGAAGGTCTTTCCCGTTTCCGCGTGCGTCGCAGTCTTGCCGGTGAAGTCCTGCCAGCGCTTGACAATTACATCGCAGTATTTCGGGTCGAGTTCCATCAGCCGAGCTAAGCGGCTGGTTTTCTCGCAAGCAATTAGCGTCGAACCTGAGCCACCAAAGAGGTCTAAGGTCAAATTAACCTTGTGATTCCCCATTGCGCGTTCTGCTAGGGCGGTCGGCTTTTGCGTTGGGTGATGTGAGTTTTTGTGATCCCTGCTTACATCCCAAACTGTTACTTCATTGGTGGGGCCGTTCCAGTTTGGAGCGTTGCCTTTCTTGAACGCGTAAATGCACGGCTCATGCTTTGATTTGTACTGTGCTCCAATGGCTCCAAACTGAGCGACGTTCTTGTTCCAAATGATCCAGCACCGAGTTTGATACCCCGCTTCAGCAAGACCTTCCATCACATCAAGAGCAAAACGGTCAGCAAACCAGATGTAAATTGGCGCTTCATCTTTTGAAACCATGTACGCGTTCTTTACAGGAAGGTCGTACATATTGACGTCGTCGTCGTTCTTCAGCTTGTCCCGCCGCTTCTCTGTTGCATGACCTCCGTCGTAATCGACCCCGTAAGGCGGGTCAGTGAAAACCATGTCTGCCTTTTCACCGTCCATCAGCTTCTCTACGGCGTCAATGCTTGTGCTGTCCCCGCACATCAGCCGGTGATTGCCCAGCGTCCAAATGTCCCCAACAACCGTTACTGGGTCTTCTGGCACTTCTGGCACATCGTCAGGGTCGGTATTTCCTTCAATCACTTCTACAGACATCAGTGCTTTGAGTTCCTCTTCACTAAACCCCGTCAGTTCCAAATCAAAGCCAGCCTCGTCTAGTTCCTGTAGTTCCAACTTTAGAAACTCATCATCCCATCCGGCGTTTAGTGCCAGTTTGTTGTCTGCAATAACATAAGCCCGCTTTTGCGCATCAGTTAAGTGCCCGAGTCGAATACACGGCACTTCCTCAATTCCAAGTTTGCGAGCTGCCAACACGCGGCCATGCCCTGCGATAATGTCGTTGTCAGTTCCAATGAGCACCGGGTTAGTGAATCCAAACTCCCTGATGCTGGCGGCAATCTGCGCAACCTGCTCGTCTGAGTGCGTGCGAGAATTGCGAGCGTAGGGAATTAACAAGCCAAGGCTGACTTGCTCTAGTTTTGGTCCTGCCATGCAGGCAAAATATGACTGTTGACGCTGTTAACAAGGAACTTTTTGCCGATTGCACAAAAAATGTGCACGCGTCCATGACCTCAC